CGTCGTAACGCGGATACCGCGACAGCTTGCCGACGAGCTCTTGCTCGCGGGCCGTGAGCACGCGGGTTCGGTAATGCGGCATGGCGCAACGCTCCAAGGGAAGGGTGCGCCCGGCGGGTGGGCTCGCTTTGGGAGAGAGGTCCGCCGGGCGCTAGGCGCGGGGTAGGGATGCGCGCCTAAACGCGGTCAGCCCCGCGACCGCTTCGCACGGTGTCGCCGATGCCGGCGGTCCCGGCGGTCGTGCCGGTCGCGTCGCCCCAGTCGACCGACGAGAGCATAACCACCGCCTCGGGCCGACGCTTCAGCCAGTTGATTGTACGCTCGGCCCGAATGGCGACCATGTTGTTTTGGAACATGCTCACCAGCGAACCCGTCGCATCGGCCGGCGGCACCGCCGAGGCGGTCGGCGCGCTATCCATTTCGAGCGTCGCCTCCCGGCTCATATCCACCGCAAACCCGCCCTCGTCGCCGAGGTAAATCTCGGGCGCGTTGGCGAGAATGATCGTGTCGGCCGGCACGTAGTCGCTCGGAATGACCGGGAAACCGCCGAGCGTTCCGCCCATCCGGTCGACCGTCCCGAACTCGGGTTGCCCGAGTAGGTTCGTCATCATGCCGAGCGCGGCGGCGAGGTTGCTCGGCGCAATCCACACGCCACCGGCGAGCGCATTGTTATTCGCCGTGTAGGCCGCGAACGCCGCTTTGATATCGGCGCGCACCGCCTCGGCGTCGTTGCCGCTCGAGACGATAGGCACGACGCCATTCGTGATCGAGGCTGGCGACACGCCGGCGACCGCCGCTTTGGCCGGATCCACGAAATCGCGGTCGAGGCGCTCGCGAAGAGCGGCGACGAGCGCGTCGCGAATGATCGGCTCAACGGCCGGGTTCGCCGAACGAATAACCTCGTCGGTCAGCGCGGCGATGTTGGCGACCTTAAGCGGCGTCAGGGTCTTACGCTCAAAATCAAACTTGGTGAGCGGCTTCGCCTTGCCCTCACCGACCCAGTAGCCCGCGCCTCCCGAGGTTTGGCCGATTAGCGCCGTGTAGAACGGCACCCGCGTCAGGTCAGGGATACCGCCCTGGCCGAAGCGCCCGATAATCGTTTGCGGCCTCAGGAACTCGATAAAATCGGCCACAATGGCGCCGGCCTCACCGACGAGCGCACCGGCCCACGTCGGGTTTGTCGTCGACGCGGCCGGCACGGCGGCCCGCACCACGTCCACAATCGCCGGGTCGTTCGGGTAATACTCGCGAGCGAGGTGCTCGACGGGTTGCATCGAAAGCCGCGACAGAATGATAACCCGCGCGGCGCGCGCCATGCGCACCCCTGGCGCATACCGCTCGGCGGCCTTGACGATAGGCTCGGCCCGCACCGGTTCCGGTCGGCCAGCCTCGACCGCGCGCACCGCAATCGGCGTCGCCGTCGCACCTTGCATTCGCTCGGCGAACGCCAGCCGCTCGAGCTGCTTGTCGATACTCTCGAGCTCGTCGCGAAGGGTCTCGAATTCCTCGGCCTCGGCGGCGTCCAGGGTCTCGCCCTTGTCGCCGGTTTTGGTCATCAGGTCGCCGATACGCGCGACCTTGGTCGCCTTGGTTTTGGTGAAATCCTCAATTTGTTCGGAAATGGTGCGAGGCATTGCCGTCGCCTTTCGTTCTCGGGTTTGTGGGATTTCCCGAGACGCCGGGCGGGTGCTGTCGACGGCGGGCCGTTCGCCGGACGCGGCGAGCCCGAGGTCGAAAGAGCGGATATTCGTAATCGTCGCTTGCGCGTTCGCCGGAACGGTCACGGCCGAGAGCTCGACGATTTCGATAGCGGTAAACCTGAGGCCGTCCGCGAGCGCCTCGACGCCGCCTTTAAGGACGGTGAAACCGATAGAGACGGCGCGCACTAGGCCGGCTTTGATTTCGCCCCATGCCGTATCCACCCGGTCTTTGAGCGGGCCCGGCTCGGTAATTTTCGGCATTCGCGCGACGAACTCGATACCGTTCGCGGTCGCCTTTTTCAGCGTCACGACGCCGATAGGTCGGTCGGCGTCGTGCTGATGCAGCAACGGCAACGGGTTGCGGAACTTCGCGCCGAGCGGATCCACAACGTCGCCCATGCGGTCGGTCGTCGGTGTGGTCGCCCACCCCTCGAAAACCCGCTCGTCGCCAGCCTCAGAGGCCGAGCGAACCTCGAGCATGGCGTATGCGCGCGTAAGCATGGCGCGGCCTCCCTAGGTTTCGTCGAAAATCCACGTTCGGCCGTGCTCGGCGCACTCGACGGCGACGACGCGCGTCAGCAATTCGCCCATCGGGCGAAGCGCGGTTTGCGGCACCCACCACGCCGCCGCTTTGGCGTCGCGGGCGGCGTATTGCGGTAGCTTGCCGGCCCGCGCGACGATCCAGCCGCACACCGTCACGGTCGGGAAAGCCGGACACGTCACGAGCACGAACGGGTCGCCGTCGAGGTCGCGGCGCCTTAGCCCGAGGTCGGCGTCGGCTTTCGAGCGGGTGCGCACCTCGACCGGCCCAACGTCGCCGGCCTCGGTGCTGTCAAAAACCGCTTCCCACGGAATGCCGAGATATTTCCCGACGACGAGCTCGCCAGCCGCGCCGGCCACGTCGCCGTCAATCGGCCACGCCTTGTCGGAATGGAAACGCTCGCGGGTGCCGCGTAAGAGCGCGCTTTTGCGGCGCTCCATACCGACGAACATTGCGAGCCCGATTTCGTGCCGTTGCAGCGTGTAGCTCAGCGGCGCGGGAGGCGACGCTCGAGGCGTAAGCCTGACGACCTCACTCATAGGTGAGCCCTCGCGGGTTAGACGAAAATCAGCCGGTATTCCGGCTCGCCTTCCGGCTTGCGCTCGCGGTCTTTGAGGCCGAGCGCCATCGCCAGCGCGACCGCGCCGTCGATACGAAACCGGGCTTTGCTCTTGTCGATTTTCCGACCGCCGGCCGGATCCGTGACCGCAATCGCGTTACCGATGTTCCACGTCAGCACCGGGTGACCGTCGTGCACGAGCTCGTCGTGTAAGACCGCCGTCTCGAGCGCGTCGAGCGCCGGCGACATATCCTTGAACCCTTGGCCCCACGGCACGAGCGGCACGCCGTCGCCAGGGTCGCCGAACGGGTGCGCCTCGAGCCCTACCTCGTCGAATTCGCGAAGCAGGGAGGCAATGCCCCACCGGTCGAACGCCAGCCCCACGACCTCGTATTGCGACGAGAGCTCGGCGATTTTCAGCGCCACGGCGCGCGGGTGTATCGAGCGGCCGGCCACCGCCTCGAGCCGGCCTTGCTCGAGCCACACCCGGTAAGGCACCCGGTCTCGCCGCTCGTGCTCGTCGATTAGGTCGCCGGGTTTCCAGAACCACGCGCGGGCCCGCGAACCGTCCTCGGCCGTGACACCCACCAGCGCGCAAAGGTCGACCTTCGCCGAGAGGTCGAGCCCGAGATAAATCTTTTCCCCCGGCCGCCACGCGGCGTCGCCTTTGCACCCGAGCCAGTCGACCCGCGAGATAAGCGTCGAGCTCGGCGACACCCTTTGGTTTAGGTAGAGGTTCCGCACCTTCGGCTCTTCGGCTGGCAACCGCTTTGCCTTCGCCATCAGCACCGCGAGCTCTTCAAGCGACCGGAAATCGCCGAGCGCCGGGTTAGCGGCTCGCCAGCCGGCCTCGTCGAGTAGGTCGCATTCCTCAGGCGCCGCGTAGAGGTGACAGACGGTCGTCGGATCCTCGCCGGATAGGCCGTCGTCGATAAGTTTCGAGAGAATGTGCTCCGGGTCGTTCGATTGCGTCGATATCGCCAGAAACAGCGGCTCGGCCCTGGCGCCCATGCTGGTGTCGAGCACGTCGTAAAGGTCGCGGCTCTTCGCTTGCGCGAGCTCGTCGAAAATGACGAACGTCGGGTTTAGGCCGTGCTTGGTGCCGACCTCGGCCGAGAGCGCCCGGTAAAACGAGCCGTTCGCGTAACACGCAATCGTTTTGGTCGACGGCACCACGTTAAGCAGCGCGGCGAGCTCGGGCTCGGCGTCCACCATCTGCTTAGCGGTTTTGAATACCTGGCCGGCTTGCTCGCGGTCGTTCGCGGCCGAGTAAATCTCGCCGTTTCGCTCGGCCTCGGGACCGACGAGGTGCACCAGCACCAAGCACGCGGCTAAGAGCGTTTTGCCGTTTTTCCGCCCTATCGACAGCACGGCCCGGCGAACCATGCGCGCGCCGTCCTGATACTGAGGCGCATACACGTCGCGGATAAATCGGCGTTGCCAGGGTCTAAGCCTGATGTGTTCGCCGGCGCCCTCGCCAGAGGGAACCGTCAGCGCCTCGATAAACGCGATTACGCGGCGGGCGCGGTCGAGGTTACGACCCTTAGCGGCCGACCGCCGAGCAACCCCTCGAACTTGCCGGCGTCTTTTTTGGCCGGGCTCGCCAGCCGGGTTCGCGCCGCCGGCGACATACCGAGCCGGTCGCTCGCTTTGAGAATGAGCTCGGCTTGTTTCGCCTGTATCGACGCCGCCGGGTGCGCCATCGGCTGACCTTGCGCGCCGGTCGCGGTGAGCCCCTCGAGCTCGAGCGTTGCGCTCGACGCCATGAATTGAACCCATGCTCGGCAATAGACCGCGAGAGCGGGTGCGTCGGCGGCGGTGTAGAAACCGGGCGGCATCGCCGACACGGCCCTATCCCATTCGCGCGCCGCCTCGCCGGTCATGCCCTCGGGCATTTCCAGCGGCCCGACCGGTTGCGGTTCCTCCCTGATAGCTCGCTTGCCGGGATTGCCGTTAAGGCGCTTCAACGCCGCCGGCTTTGGCATTGGACCTCGGGTCATCCTCGCGGCCTCCCGTCGTTGACGCCGGCCTTACCGGACGCGCACCGGGTAATCGTTTTACGAGGCTGGTAATCGGTTTGCGGATCCGGCGCGGCGAGCGGTAGCGTGTTGAACCGCCCACCGCGCCAAACCACCGCCGACGCGCCAGGACGCGGCGAGGTTCAAAATTGCGGCGTCTCGCGTGCGTT